CACATTTGATCATGCAATACAATATTTCTCCGGAGACTATTCTTGGTACATGGCAAGATGATATTGGTGTAGAAGGTTTATTGTATAAAGAGTTTGATACAAGTGTTTGGAAAGAAAAAAATATAACGGTTACACCGAATGGATCAGTTTATCGTAAAGATAAACAAGGGTTTCTTCCTAAATTAATGGAAAGTATGTATGAGGATAGAGTCAAATACAAGAAATTGATGTTAGAAGAACAGAAAAAAGGAAGAAACGCTGATCCAAATAAATTATCACATTATTATAATTTTCAACAAAACTTAAAGATTGCACTTAATTCAGCATATGGTGCAATGGGCAATCAATGGTTTCGTTATTATGATGAACGAAATGCTGAAGCAGTTTCTGTTGCCGGTCAATTGTCTGTTCAATGGGCAGAAAATGCTGTGAATAAGTACTTAAACACTACATTATCTGCTGTGAATAAGGACTATATTGTTGCTATGGATACTGATTCTTTATATGTTTGTCTTGATGATCTTGTTACTAAAGTTGGTCTTACCGATAAGAATAAAATTATCGACTTTTTGGATAAAGTCTGTAGTAGAATTGAGGGGGTTATTGAAAAAAGTTATGATGAATTAGCCGAATATGTAAATGCCTATCAACAAAAGATGGTCATGAAACGTGAGGTCATTGCTGATACAGGTATCTGGACAGCAAAGAAACATTATATTCTGAACGTTCATGATTCTGAGGGTGTTCGATACGAAGAACCCAAACTAAAGATTGTAGGTATTGAAGCAATTAAAAGTTCTACACCACAAGCTTGTAGAGATTCATTGAGAGAAATTTTCAATATTATTATTTCAGGTACAGAAGATGAGGTAATTGCGTATATTGAAAAGTTCAAAGAAGAGTTTTTTAATTTAGGTATGGAAAAGATAGCATTTCCAAGATCCGTTAATGGCTTAAAAAAGTATAAAGATTCTTCTGCGATTTATAAAAAATCTACACCGATTCATGTTAAGGGTTCTTTAATTTATAATCACATGCTCAAATCACAGAAATTAACAAGAAAATATCCCACCATAAAAGAAGGAGAAAAGGTTAAATTTGCTTATCTTAAAGATCCTAATCCGGCTGGCGATAAAGTAATTGCTATAACAGATATTTTACCAAGTGAATTTAATTTAGAAAAATATATAGATTATGATACACAATTTAATAAGGCTTTTGTGGAGCCATTGAAAGGTGTATTAGATGTAATAGGTTGGGACACGGAACGGCGTTCAAGTCTTGACAATTTCTTTTTGTAGTGTATAATAGAGGTAGAGAATGGCAGGAAGTATAATGGTAAGGTATGCACGAAAGACATACAAACAACAAAAAACGGAAAAAGACTTTAAAGAGTTAAATCATTCTGTGGATATTATTCCAGAGTCAATGTCCATTATGACTTTTGAAACTCGAAAAGAGGCAAGTAAGTTTGCATCATCCATAAGAGATGACGGGTTTCATATTATAGAAATAATAGATGATTATAAAACAATAAAAGGAAAGTAATGAGTGATTATTTTGATGGTTTGCTAAAAGCAACCGGTAATGAATTTGGTACAAAAGTTTCGGATGGAATCGAAGCGGGTGATGTTTCAGATTATATAGATACTGGTAGTTATATTCTTAATGCATTAATTTCAGGAGATATTTATGGAGGAATCCCTTCTAACAAAATTACAGCTTTGGCGGGTGAGACAGCAACAGGAAAAACCTTTTTTGTCTTGGGTATTGTCAAACAGTTTCTTGCAGATAATCCTAGCGGCGGTGTTCTGTATTTTGAGTCTGAGTCTGCTCTAACTAAGCAAATGATAGAAGATAGGGGAATTGATTCTACACGAATGATAATTCTCCCTGTTGCCACAATTCAAGAATTTACACATCAAGCATTAAAAGTAGTAGAAAGTCATTCAGAAGGACAAGAAGAACGACCATTGTTGATGTGTTTAGATTCTCTTGGAATGCTATCTACTACTAAAGAAGTGACCGATATTTCTGATGGTAAAGAAACCAAAGATATGACACGGGCACAATTAGTTAAAGGATCTTTCCGAGTATTAACACTCAAGTTAGGGAAAGCAGGAATTCCTTTACTAGTTACCAATCATACATATGACCAGATGGGTACAATGTTTCCACAAAAAGTTATGGGTGGAGGTAGTGGTTTACAATATGCCGCTTCAACTATTATATTCCTTTCCAAGAGAAAAGAAAAAGAGGGAACAGATGTTGTAGGAAACGTAATACATTGTAAAAATTTCAAATCTAGATTGACTAAGGAGAATAAAAAAGTTGATGTTCTCTTACGATATGATCAAGGTTTGAATAGGTATTACGGGCTCATAGAATTAGCAGAAGACGCCGGAATCTTTACCAAAGTATCTACAAGATATGAGATGCCCGATGGTTCTAAAGTCTTTGGAAAAGCAATTCTAAAGGAGCCTGAAAAGTATTTTACACCAGAAATCCTTGATAAGTTAAATGATCATGCCAAGACGGTGTTTTTGTATGGTGGATTTGATGAGGTGAAAGAAGAGGTGGAAAATGTCGAATAATTTATATAAAGAATGTTCTAATCCAAATGATCCAGAAGATAAATCTTTGTGTATAATGATACAAGATGATTCACCCTTTGATGGAGCGGTAATTAGATATACAACATTTAAATTAGTAGAACAAGACTTGACTGGTGATGACATAGCCTGTCAATATGAATATGAAATTGAAGTGCCACCACATGATCTAGGTATTGAAATTTCTGATAAAGACGGAAAAGCATTTGAACAACGATTAGGCGAATGGGTAATAGAAATTATACAATCACAAATGGATAAACATGCAGCAGCGGATAGAAGTAATAATACTAAGAAATCTACTACATAATGAAGAATATACGAGAAAGGTTTTACCATTTCTCGATAAAGAATATTTTGTAGAACATGCAGATAAGTTATTGTATGAACAAATAGATACTTTTGTTAATAAGTACAATAATTTACCTACTAAAGAAGCATTAGTTATTGAATTAGATAGTACATCATTAAGAAATGAAGAATTTGATGAGGTAACGGATTTATTAACTTATGTAGAGGAGCAGGATAATGAACAACCGGATATTCAATGGTTATTGGAAACAACAGAAAAATTCTGTCAAGACAAGGCAATATACAATGCCGTTGTTAAGTCAATTAAAATATTGGATGAGCCCGAAAAATCTGAGTCTGGCAAAGGTGCTATTCCTGAGTTGCTTACCGATGCTCTTTCTGTTAATTTTGATCCTCATGTCGGCCATGATTACCTTTTGGATTCTGATGATCGGTATGCATTCTATCATAGAGTGGAAAAGAAAATCCCCTTTGATCTTGAATTCTTCAATAAAATAACACAAGGCGGTTTATCTTCTAAAACTTTAAATGTTGCTCTCGCAGGTACAGGTGTTGGTAAATCTCTGTTTATGTGTCATGTCAGTTCTAGTGCTCTATCACAGGGAAATAATGTTTTGTACATTACATTAGAAATGTCAGAAGAACGAATAGCAGAAAGAATAGATGCAAATTTGATGAATATTCGATTAGATGATTTGGTAAGTTTACCTAAACAGATGTATGAAAAGAAAATAGAAGACCTTAAGAGTACGGTTAAAGGTAGATTAATTATTAAGGAATATCCTACAGCTGCGGCAAGTACAAATCATTTTAGAGCATTATTGAATGAACTAAATCTCAAGAGAAATTTTAAACCAGATATAATTTTTGTTGATTATATTAATATATGTTCTTCTTCAAGAATTAGACCGGGACAATATGTAAACTCTTACAGTTATATTAAATCGATAGCAGAAGAACTTAGAGGATTGGCTGTAGAATTTGATGTTCCTATTATGTCTGCTACTCAAACGAATAGGGCAGGGTTTCAAAATACAGATGTTGGTCTTGAAGATACTAGTGAAAGTTTTGGACTTCCAGCAACTGCAGATTTTATGTTTGCTCTTATTACTAATGAAAATTTGGAAACAGATGGACAAATATTGATCAAACAATTAAAAAATAGATATAGTGATATTACCTCAAATAAGAAATTTTTAGTGGGAGTTGATAGAGCAAAAATGAGACTTATTGACTTGGGAGATGCTTCACAGTCAAATTTAGTTGATACTGGTAAAGAAGAAAAAGATGTACCAGTATTTGATACACCTTCAAAGAAAACGAAAAAGGATTTCGGGGAGTTTAAGTTTGAATGATGATAAAATTGTAAATCTAGAAAAATACAAAGAAGAAAGAACAGAAAAAAGAAGAAAAGAAGAGCAGAGTCGATCTGTTCCTACCCTCATGGCGTTCTTGCCAAATGAGTATTACATTTTCCCTGAAATGGGGTTAATGATCCATGTCCTATTTGTTACGGACAAAAGCATACATTATGACAATCAAGCAGTTTATGTGATGGAAGACCAGTATGGCAATATATTTGCTGATGTGGTTGAAGAAGAAACTTGCGATGGATGGCATGAACTTCACAAAGATGTATTTATGGAGGCCGTAGGAAAAGTTGTACCAACTGATCCTGACGCATCATAAAGATGATGAGTATTATAAATATATCAGTAAATTCATTTTAATAGGGAATAATAGATGAAGACATTAGTTGATTACATTTCTGAATCTGCAGCATCGGATCAAGCTAAAAGGGACGGATTAGTAAGTAAAGGTGGCGGTGCTTATGCAAAAGAAAAAGGCGGCCGGACTGTAGCTAAATCTGTCGATGGTAAATTAGTAGCTGTTGGTAGTGAAGATGAACCAAAATCAGATAAACCCAAACAAGCTGAACCAACGACAGATACACCCAAACAAGCGGAACCAAAATCAGATAAACCCAAACAAGCGGAACCAGAAAAACTTTCAGGAGAAAAACTTAAAGACAAGTTAATAAATGATAAAGTTTCTAAGATTATGAATGCGGATGAACGAATTTCTGATCTTGAGGTTCGTGCCCATTGGAAAGAAGAAGGTAAGGAAACAGCAAAACAAGTAGCAGCTCTTGAAAATGTAAGAGAAAGTATCAAGACACTTGATGGAAGTTATAAAGATAGAGCAGCATTATTACAAACAGTAGGATTTCTTTATACAGGTCGAAATAATAGTGGAATAGGTAAAAATAATCTTGGAATGTTGGATAGGGATCAATTAAATAAGAACAAGGAAACATTGATTGCAGGATATGATGATGCTATACCAGAAAAAGTAGAAGAATATGTAAGATCGGTAAGACCACATAAAGTAACAGAAGAATTTGTTGGTGCTTCATATGAAGCTCTTCCAGAATCATTAAGGGAGGCATTAAAAAGAAAAGGTAGGGCTGGTGATGATGCAGATAAAGGTGGTGGTCATTTTCTAGGGTATAAAGCTGTTTCAGGGGACAAGACATATACTACATCCGATGTAAATGATCCAAATATTCAAAAAGGTAAAGACGGAAAATCAGAAGCGGTAAGAGGTAATACAGGAACTACAGAACGAGCTAAAGTATGTTGGAGAATATACTTGGAACAGGGAGGAGTAGATGCCTATACAGGATTGCCTCTTGATATTGAAGAGATGGATTTAGAGCATGTAGTTGGATTTCAAAATAAAGATAAAGGTGAGCCTACCGGAGAGGATTATGCGAATAGAGAACATGAAGCAAATCAAGTTATGTGTTCTTCAAGAGCAAATCAGAAGAAAAAAGACATGAACATGAAGGATTTTTTTAAAGGCGAAGTGGATACTTTGAATGATAAATCTGAAGATGATTTTAAGGCTTTAGCTAAGGGTTTCAAAGCAGCAAATGAAGTAACTACTACTGCTGAACAGATTGCACTAAGTTTACAGGGGGATATACGATATAAAGTGAAAGGTGGAGGTGAAACAACTAATCCTGATGATCCTAATATTGCAAAAACTGATGCTGGAACTCCGAAGGTAGCCGATGCCACGTTAGGAGAAAATGTAACACCTGATGTATTGGAGGAGCATTTTAGATTAGAAGACGAGAAATATGCTAATATAAAAGAGAGTTTATTGGGAGAGGGTGGAGCCGTTACCGATCCAGACGATGTGAAAAAGGTTAAGAAATTAAAATCGAAGATAGGTAAAAGAACTTTAATGGCAATGGGATTACCTAGAGGTGTATTAGATCCAAGTGGTAGGAGATCCGTTCAAATTTCTGGAACAGATAAGTTTTATCGAGGTTTTTTAGGAAAAATGGCAGCACAACCATATAAAAATAGACAAAAATATAAAGATGGATGGCAAGATGCGATGTTATTAATTGGAGGTGATGAAGTTCGTGGTCGAGCTAAAACAGAAAAGGGATTTCAAAGAAAGGTATTTGATCTTTATTTAGCAGGTGATGTTGAGGGTATTAAAAAACTTAATGTAAAAGTAGATGAAAAAAAGTTAAAGTCTCAAGGAAATTTAATGGAAGAACCAAAAATAAAATCTTTTCAGAATTTTAAAATGTAGAGAGATATTAATGCGGTCATTTAATAAACATAAACTCATGACAGAGTTTGTAGAGTACCTTTTTGAATTTAATGTTAAAACAAGAGCATCAGGATCAATAGCCACGTGGGCTAGTGGTAAATTTGAAGATTTACCGAGCTGGGTTGAAGATGGATTTTCTTCTGCGGGAATAAAATTAACCGTAGATACCGTTTTTGAAATAACAGGTTCAGATGACAAAGCTATTGAAATTGGTAATGGTGAAGAGATAAAGGTTTATACTAAAGTATATTCTACTCCACCAGCGGACGGGGGTAAGCTTCTCGGTGTGGCAGCATGGAAACAAGATCCTAGTAGTTATTTTAAAGAACTTAAGGTGGGAAATACAATAGAATGGGGTAGAAATACGGATGCGTTAGAAACTGCACAATGTCTTGGAGTATATCTTGATAACGTTGATACAATTCTAAAAGACCTTGAGAATCCTGCTAAAGCTAGAGCTAAACATACAGGAACTATTAAGGGTATTTTAGGAGGTGGTGGAGATTGGGATAGTGGTGGTGTTAGTACATTAATGAAAAAAATGGATAAAATGCCAGATGGTAATTGGTCTGAAATGATCCTTTTAGCAAAAGGAATGCAAAATTTTGTAAAACGATATGGTAAAAATTTAGGTGGGACATTACACATTATTCATGGAAGTATTAAAGATTATTATAAAGCAGAAGAATTAAATCAATCAGTAGAAGGGGTGAAAGAAAATACTGCAGATATGATTTTAGCAAATGCTCCAGCGACAGATGTTATAAATGCTGTTAAAACTACATCTATAACATATCACAAATCAAAGAAATATTGTCATACGGATGATTCTTCAGAATCTATTAAATTTTATCAAGTTTCCTTAAAAAAAGGTCATGACAATGCTCAATTGGGTAAAATGACAGGATTTTTAAAAGTTGCTTATGATTTACCAGATTCAACTGATTATTATAAATCTCTTATGCAAAGTTATCTTATTAAACATGGATATGAATTAAATGAATTAAATGAAGGTTGGTTTTCAGATAAATTATCTTCAGGATTAAATGCATTAAAATCTTTTGCTGTTGGTATATGGGAAAAGGTAAAAGAGATTGCCGGTAAAATTAAACAATGGGGATCAAAATTTCTTGCAGGTTTTGATAAAGAACTCCCAAAAGGGGCCCCTAATAAGTATCAAATAGGTTTAATGCAAAATGTTCTTAGAGAAGACGGTAGATTAGGAAGAGGACAACTTTTAACTGAAGCTAGAGTAAATAAAGAGAGTATTAACACATATCTAAAAGAAACTAGTCAAGATGGTGCGAGAATAATATTACAAGCAGTCAACGACCAAATAAAGAAAATAGATTCAATGTTTGGTAAAAAAGATTATATGGTTCAGAAAATTGGAGGTTATGTTAGTAGTGGTCAATATACTTCAAGTAAAGATGGAACAAAAAATAGTTGGAAACTAAATGATATAATAAAATTATTTGCTAATGCCACAGCTATGAACGCGTATGGAAAAATTGTATATAAAAATCAATCAGACATAGTAGCATTGAGTGGTGATATGATAGAACTAGAAAAAGAAATATATTTTGGAAAAACAAAATTACCCTTATTTAAAGTATATGGAGCATCTCCTGGAAATTTAACTAATACAGTTGATGATTTAGGAACACAAGATGATTATATAGCAGGAAAAACAAAAAGACTAGGTGTAGATGAAGGATATCAATGGCCTGTTGTTGGATTTGTTTCTAGTAATCAAGGAAAATATTATAATTTGGAGGGTCATCTTCTTACTGATGTAGAGAACGGAAATGAGCCAGAATATACTCAATGTAGAATGGGAACTAATAAAGCAGATGCATTTTCTTTTGTATTTGAAGGAACGCTTGTTTTAGAATGGAAAAAATTCAAAACTAAATACGGGATTAAATAATGTTTGCATTCTCATCATTCTTAACTGAACAAAAGAATCTTCACATGGAACACCTTGAAGATGAGGTGTTAAATGGTGGAGTAGAAGGAACAAGAGGAGCAATAAATTTCCTTCAAGGTTTAAGAGATATGTTAGCTGGAAATTCTTCATCCTCTGTGAATGTTACAGTAAAGTGGGATGGTGCCCCTGCAATATTTGCGGGTACTAATCCAGAAAATGATCAATTTTTCGTAGGTACTAAAGGAATATTTGCCAAAAATGCGAAGATAAACTATACTGAAAAAGATATAAATTCAAATCATTCTGGAGGGTTAGCATCAAAACTTAAAGTTGCTCTCAATGAATTACCCAAGGCAAATATAAAAGGTGTTTTACAGGGTGATATGATGTACACGGAAGATGATTTAAAAACTGAAACTATTGATGGTGAATCTTATATAACTTTTCAACCAAATACAATTGTTTATGCTATACCGAAAAAATCTAAATTGGCAGCCAAAATAAAGTCCTCTACTATGGGAGTCGTATGGCACACTACTTATAGTGGTGATACGATGGAGGACATGGCCGCCTCTTTTGGTGTAAGTTCAGGAGCATTCAGAGAAACTAGTTCAATATGGCAGGCAGATGCTAAATTTCAAGATACATCTGGAAGTGCTACCATGACAAAAAAGGAAACGGCAGATGTTACTAAAATATTAAGTGATGCTGGAAGGTTATTTAAAACAATAAATTCTAATATTTTGGGAATGATTGCAGATGATTCTCACATAGGTGAATTAGTAAAGGTATATACTAATAAGATGGTACGACAAGGACAAAAAATAACAAATGTAAGAAAACACACTGCAGGATTGATAGCATTTGTATATGACAAGTTGAAAGCGGAGATTGATAAAGTAAAAAGAGAGGAATCTAAGAAAAAGAAAAAAGAGATGATGGATAAATATGTAGGATTCCTTAGGAAAAATTCAAGTGAAATTGTTAAAATATTTGAGATGCAAAATTTACTCATTGATGCAAAATTAATAATTATTC